CAAAGAGATTGCCCGTATGACGCAGAAGTACCACCAGAACAAACCGATTACCATTTACACCCGCGCCTGAATGGTGGTATAGTATTTTGAAACACGGCTAGGTTGGGATTGATCCCCCGACTGAAAAGGGTTACCCCTTCCCCTGCCGCAGTTTCTTCAAAGGGGTTTGAAAAAGCGGAAAATCATGCACTACTATCAGCATCACATTGGTGATTTCATCAAGGACACTTCTTTTCTTACGAACGAAGAAGTTGGCATCTATCTGAAACTTCTGTGGATTTATTACGACACAGAACAGCCACTGCCTAACTCATTGTTTGAACTTTCCATGAAGGTCAATGCTCGTGACCATCAAGACGCATTGTCTGGAATACTTGGGATGTTTTTCAAACTTGAAAACAATGAATGGCATCACACTCGATGCGACAAAGAGATTCGTCATTACCACCAACAGCTAGACACTGCTTCTAAAGCTGGTAAGGCATCAGCGGCTAAACGGGCGTTAAACAAAACTTCAACGCCCGTTGAACGCCCGTTGGATTTGTGTTTAACGGATGTTCAACCAACCAATAACCAACAACCATTAACCAATAACCATAAACCAAAGAGAGAGAACGCAACTGTCGTTGCTACGCCTATCGGCGTTTCTGAATCTGTTTGGCAAGACTTTGTAAAACAGCGTAAAGCCAAGAAAGCCGCTGTGACTCAAACTGTCATTGACGGCATACAGCGTGAAGCTGATAAAGCTAATTGGACATTGGATGCTGCAATAGCCGAATGTGTTGTTCGTGGCTGGAGATCATTTAAAGCTGAGTGGGTTGCTCCAAAACAGACTTTTGCCCAACAAGCCGCTGATGTTGCCCGGACAACAGTACCCGCTAGAAACACTGGCCCTGACCCTGTTCTTCTCCAGATTGAAGCTGACAGAAAAAACGCCAAGCCCATGCCAGAGAACATTCGTCAACAAATCAACCAAGTATTGAGGAAAGTATGACACCAGCAAAAATGTTTGAAGGCGATCTTTGGGTGCTTGCATCTGATGCCGTACAGATGGCGCAAAACGCCTATAAAAATGGTCAGGCTGACGAGCGTGATGCTTGTATTGGTATTTGTGATGAAGCCGCTGAAGACATGACAGAAAGGGCTGCGTGGGGCGCTTAAACGTGCAGTAAATTGATTAAAGCAAGGGGACAAGCATGAACGAAGACATGAAAAACGCATGGGTTGAGATCACTCGCTCATTTGGTGAGCCTACCCGAGAAGAACTCGATTTGTTCTTGCGGACATGGCAAATGGCGATTCAAGCAGAACGCAAGCGATTAGCCACTGAATGTGCAATGTTGCCTTTTGGAGACACTGCCGCCAGCTTCTCGGTCTGGATTGCCAATGGTGGTAAGCCATGAAACCCACTCGTCAGCAAGCAATACGAGAATTGCTTTTAAAGCACCCTCAAGGGCTTACAAGGCAAGAAATAAGCGATACCCTGAACATCCACATTGCCAATGTCAAAACAGCGATCAAAGGGATGCCAGATGTATTTGTGGACAGGTGGATTCTTGGTGGTCATGGTCAGTACCAGAAGATTTATTGCGCTGTCTATGTTCCTGAAGACTGTCCTCACCCTAAAGACAGGGTTTACGCTAATTACAAACCAAAAACTATTTGGGTGAATGTATGAGCAGAAGTTACGCACTGAGAAAACTTTTGGAGCATGGTGGACTGAGCCGCCGGGAGATCATTGAGATCACTGGCTGGAAGGTCAAACAAGTTCACTACACATTGGCTTACTTGGCTGAAACCGCAGTCATCAAGAAAGACGGAAAGAATTGGGTATTAGGGTAACTACGCATGGCTTACAGCAGAAAAGCAATATCTAATCAAGGCGACAGATACCAGATTGAGTTGGGTGAGGCCAGACTTTTGTACGGAACTTACCTGACGACAAAGAAGCGAGTCTTAACCAAAGAGCGTATGGAATGGTTAGAAAAGACTTACGGCACTGGTGCTGTTGAACGGATAAGAGGTTACATGGTTAAGTTACAGAATGGGGAATTGGAATGACAACACAACACACACCGGGGCCGTGGATGGTTTCACACAATGCCTCTGACTTTATGGGTAACTGGAAGACTAATCCGTACAGCATTGTGGTTCCAGCCAAAGGGGTACACCGAACAACGATTGCAAACATTCCCAATCGGCAAACCATTCCAGAAGATCAGAAACGTGAAAACGCTTTTCTGATTGCCGCAGCACCTGATTTGCTGGAGGCTCTTAAAAGGGTTATGCCTTTTATTGACTGTATTGCCGCAGTGACTCGGGAAGAAATTATTGAGTATGAATCCGCTATGAAGATGGCAGATGCTGCAATCAAAAAAGCAACAGGCCAAGAATGACATTTCAATTGATATTCAGCGTAGAGGGCGACCCTGTTGGTAAACAACGCCCAAGGTTTACAAAGACAGGTCGCACCTACACGCCAAAAAAGACTTCTGACTACGAAGGAATGATTGCAGACAAAGCAATGGTAGCAATGGGGCCAGTAACGCCCCTAGAAACGCCTGTAGCGGTCTATATCTACATTAACCATGCTATCCCTGCCAGTTACTCAAAAAAACGCAAGGAAGCCTGTTTAAATCGTTTTGAGCGACCAAAGAAGCCTGACCTTGATAATGTGGCAAAAGCCTACCTAGATGCCATGAACGGAATTGTCTACAAAGACGATGTTCAAGTTGTGAGCCTTCATGTGACAAAGCGTTACGACACTATCGCCAGTGTTCATGTTTGCGTGAAAGAAGAACTGGAATGAAAGTCACCCTTCACAACGCACAACAGGCGCACACTGTCCTGAAAGATGTTTGGGCCAAGGCCAAGCCTTACTTGCTGGCTGGTAACAAGCTGGTACTGACGATTGAACAAGAAAAGCGAAGCCAAGAGCAAAACGCCTTGTTGTGGTCTGTGCTGACTGATTTATCTAAGCAAGTTGAGTGGCATGGCGAGAAGCTGACCAAAGAAGAATTCAAGGATTTGCTGACCGCTGGCCTGAAAAAACAGAGGGCAATCCCCGGCATTGATGGCGGCTTTGTTGTTCTTGGCTCGTCAACCAGCAAGATGACCAAGGCAGAAATGTCAGACTTGATTACGCTTGCTCATTCATTCGGTGATTTTCGCTGCGTTGAGTGGTCGCCAACAAGCATTGGAGAAGCAAATGAAAGTTGAAATTGGTAATGCAACTCTGTACCTTGGCGACTGCATGGACATTCTGCCTACGCTAGATAAGGTGGATGCTGTGATTACTGACCCGCCTTATGGCATAAATTTTAAATATGAAAGCCATGATGACAATTTACAAGATTGGGAAAAGTTAATAAATACTACTTTGCCAATGATGAAAGCAATTTCAAAATTTATTGTTATGCCAGCTTGTCAAATTAAAAGGTTGGGTTGGTGGTATAAAAATCACGAGCCAGATTGGTTGATTTGCTGGCATAAAGGAAGTCATGGACATTTGGCAAGCATAGGATTTAATGATTGGGAGCCTCATGTTTGTTTTGGTAAGCCACCAAGAATGATGCACGATTACTTTTCAATGGCTGGCGGTTGGGATGGCAACGGACACCCATGCCCAAAGCCATTGCGATATGCGGAATGGTTTGTTGATAAAAGTACAAAAATTAAAAACATAGTCTTAGACCCATTCATGGGAAGCGGAACTACTGGTGTTGCGGCAATACAATTAGGTAGAAAGTTCATAGGAATTGAGCGTGAGCCTAAATACTTTGACATTGCTTGCAAGCGTATAGAGCAAGCGGTAGCACAAGGCCAGTTGTTTCAGCCTGAACAACCAAAGCAGATTCAAGAGGCCATGTTTTGATGTTCCCAAAGCATAACTACATCCGTAGCAAGAAACTGCTGGAGAACGCTAGGAAGATTCCTTGTATGCACTGCGGTGCTGATGATGGGACAGTCGTAGCGGCTCACACGAATTGGGGTGGTGGCAAGGGTAGAGGAATTAAGGCTGATGACAACTTGATCGCAAGTCTTTGCTTTCACTGTCATAGCCAGCTAGATCAAGGCTCGTCTATGTCCAAGACAGAACGCATGGCAATGTGGTTTGATGCTCATTACCTAACTGTTCACGCCTTAAAGGTTCGCGGTTTGTGGCCTGACGATGTGCCACTACCTACGGGTTTCCACTAATACACAAAGATGATTTGCCAGATCACAATTGAGGCTCATTAACCAAGGAATGATTATGAAAATCTCTCAAGTCACTGGAAACTACACCTACAAGACACTCTTGAATGGTGGTGTCGTCACTGTTGAATTTGAAATTGAAGACACCTCTGATGACTATGGCCCTGACTATCGCGTCAATTGCAATGGCATCTTTTTCGAGGGCGTAGACATTACAGATATTCTTTCCAATGAACAGTATCAAGAATTGGTTGATGACGCACACGCTGATTGGAGAGAGTGATGCAAATACCTATTGCCATTGTTGTGCTGGTTGCAGCAGTTTTGTCTGGGGTGTTGTTAGTTCCTACAAACGGATTAAAACGCATTGACTGCGAGCAAGCTGAATTTCACCCTGATTACACTACTGAGATGAAAGAACAGTGCCGCATGATGCGCTCGGGGAAGATGACATGAGAAATGTAAGTGGCTACCTGACAGACGATGGCAGATTCTTTCAAGACAAGAAAGAAGCAGAAGCCCATGAACGACTGCTCGGTGTGAATAAGCTGATCGAACAGTTTGTCCAAATGAAGTGGTCTAAAGGCGACAGCATTGACGAGTCGCTTCAGGCTTGGGAACGATACAAAGCGGAGATGGCTAAATGACAAGGCCAGACAGCCCCTGCATAGCAGTCTGCACCACCCTTTATGACGAAGTTTGCAAGGGCTGTGGACGCACCTACATGGAGGTGGCTTTATGGAACTCTATGTCAGAGATTGAGAAAGAAGAAATCTGGCAACGGATTGACAAAGAAGCCACTTCATGGCGATACAACACATACAAAGACAGAGTGAAATGAGAAAGAAAAGCAGATATAAACCCAAGGGAATCCGTCTGGACGCTGTTAATTGGGTGATAGCAGGGATGAAACCAATATCCAGTGTTGGTGACGCTATCCTCGTTCTGAAGGCCAAGAATCATTCAGCACTGACAGAGGTTGTCCAAGGCCGTGGAAACCGTGACCAGATAGATGTTCTGATCGGCGCACTCAATATCTGTGAGGCTTTTGCTGTTCACGGAAAAGGAAGCGATTGGCTACCAGAGATCAAAGAAGCACAAGATGCGCTTTATGACATGGCTTTAAGAGGCGTGAATACGGAGAAGTTTTTATTCCGTGGCCCTGAGATGCAAGCCGTTAACTTGGCTATGGAAATACATGACCAACAACTTGAAGTTTCCACCGTAAAGGAACTTGAGGATATGACCAACTTTGTGACAAAGCAGATCATCCTCAAGAAAGCTAGACCTATTGTCAGTAAACAAGAATGTCAAAGTAAGCCAGAGCAAATGCTGCCAGCGTAAAGCCAAGACCGACTGCCAAGGTAATGTCTGCGATTGTTTCTTTGTTCATGGTGAACTCCTGTTGTTGATGGCTCTATTATCAGGTTATCAACAGAAAATTCCATAGGATAAACCCTAATACACAACTAGCAAAAATTGTGATATGTTGTAAAATGCGGGTAACTGGAGAACACTATGGCTGGTTTGCTTGGTACAGAACTGGAAATCTCAATCGAGATTGAAGAAGCTGAAGAATCAAAATTTGACGAGGCTGAGAACGCCAAGACCGTCAAATACATGGAAGAAGCGCAGATGTACGGGCCTAAAGACCCGAGCAAGCCTTCCAGCGATTTCTGGCGTGACCTTGCCAATTACTGGCGCATTGCCCCCGATCAAGCCAAGCGCAAGCTGTGTTCTAACTGCGAATACGGTGATGTAAGCCCCGAAACCAAAGAAATGTATGGTGACGAGGCTGTCTACTGCAAGAAATTTGAATTCGTCTGTGGCGAAGGCAAGACTTGCAAGCGTTGGGAACACGGCGAATCTGAAGGAGATTGACATGGGCACTACTAACCAAAAGCAATTTACGCCTAAAGAGGCTAAAAAGGTCGCTGAAGACGCTCGTAAGCAAGCCGAGTCCAAGGGCTGGCAATCAATGGCTTACAAGTTTTCCGCACCGAAAGGCAAGAAATGAAAGGTCTATACGCCAACATTGCTGCCAAACGCGAACGCATTGAAAAGCAAAAAGCCGCTGGCAAGACCCCTGAAAAGATGCGTAAACCCGGCTCTAAGGGCGCTCCTACTGCTGCCGCCTTCAAAGCCGCTGCCAAGACTGCCAAAAAATGATTAAGCGCGGCAAAGAGCAATTCTCTGGCTACAACAAGCCAAAGGCTACGCCAAGTCACCCGACCAAAAGCCATGCTGTACTGGCTAAATCTGGTGACGATGTAAAGCTGATTCGCTTTGGTCAACAAGGCGTAAAAGGCTCCCCAGATGGGAGCAAACGCAATGAAGCGTTTAAGGCTCGTCATGCTGAAAACATTGAAAAAGGCAAAATGAGCGCAGCTTATTGGGCTAACAAGGTTAAATGGTGAACAACATGAAGATGAACAAAAAAGGCGAAGCCAAAATGGGCAAAGTCATGGGCGAATACAAAGACAAGGAATTGCACTCTGGAAAGGGTGGCAAGGTTGTCAAAAGCCGTGACCAAGCTATTGCTATTGCTCTGAGCGAAGCCGCCAAAGCAATGGGCCGTTACAAGAAGTGAGATTGATATGGCTGATTTAATTGGCGGCTTGCTTGGGTACATGAAAGACCCAAGACGATCACAGCAAATGCAAGGATTGGCTGGTTTGCTTACCAGCGCCAATGACCGAGCAAGAGCCTTCAATCAGCTAAATCGTGAAGCTACGGACGAGTTTTTGCAGACAAAAGACATTTATGGGCCTAAAGCGCAACAAGTGGCAAGTGTGCTGGCTAACGCTTATAACCCTATAGGGTTGACAGTGTTTCACGGTAGCCCTGCCAAGTTCAGCCGCTTTGACCGCACAAAGATCGGCTCTGGTGAGGGCGCACAGGCTTATGGCTATGGTCACTATGCCGCTGAAAAGCAAGACATAGCCAAAGGTTATCAGTCAACCTTAACAAAAGATGTTGTTGTTCCGGCGCAAAGGGCGTTAGAAAAGGCTGGTGGCGATATTGATGCCGCCATTAAAAAAGCAAGCCAAGAGGCTCAACGTCTTCAATCTTTAGAACTTACGCCGCAAACAGGCGCAGCAAAACGAGATCAGCTTCTTTCTTCTGAATTGTCAAAAATTGAGGAATTAAACAGATATAAGCAAGGTGGCGAATGGTCAAGCGGTAATTTGTACGAAATAGACCTTCCTGACGATCAAATTGCCAAGATGCTTGATTTTGACAAGCCGTTAGCTAGTCAAAGTCCTGAAATACAAGCACTTGCAAAACAATACGGCTTATTAGACGCAGATCATATGGGTGGCGACTTAATTGCCGCTATGGATGCAAAATTACCTGCTGGCGCTGAAGCAATGCGTCAGGCTGGGGTTCCCGGTATCCGTTACTTAGATCAACCAAGTAGAGATATTAACCAAAATTATGTTGTAAACATTAAAGATTTTGGTGGTTATGACTTTCCTACATTGAGTGAAGCAACCGCTTTTATGAAAAGCAATCCTCAATATGAAATGAGTTTGATTGAGCCTCAAAAAACCACATCAAACTTTGTAGTCTTCCCCGGCAACGAAGATTTGCTTACAATCCTCAAACGCAATGGTGGATTGCTAGATTAACAACCCGCAAACATAAGTTTGCATAACCTTGACCAACCTACGGGAGTCAAACATGAATAAACAAAATCAAAATAGCAGAGGTCGCCCCAAGGGATCACCTAATAGGGCTACGGCTGACGTAAGGGCCGCTATAGCCGCTTTTGCAGAGGGCAATGCCCATAAGCTCCAAGATTGGCTAGATCGCGTTGCAGAGGGTTCTGAGGGCAATAAGCCTGATCCCGCTAAAGCCGCTGATTTGTATCTCAGGGCGATTGAGTACCATATCCCCAAGTTGGCTAGAACAGAAGTCACTGGTCAAGATGGTGGGCCAGTAGAGATTTCAGCCATTCAGATCAAGCTGGTCAAGCCGAATGAATCTTGAACTAGATTTCCCTGAAAAACTGGGATTTCTGTTTGAGCCTCACCGATACAAGATTCTCTATGGTGGGCGTGGCTCTGCCAAGTCTTGGTCGGTTGCTCGGGCTTTGATCGCTATTGCTGTCCAGAAGCCAACACGAATCCTTTGCGCCCGTGAGTTGCAGAACTCTATCTCTGACTCTGTGATTGCTCTATTGGGCGACCAGATCAAGGCTATGGGGCTTGAGTCTTTCTTTGATGTTCAGCGTACAGCTATCTACGGAAAGAACGGCTCTGAGTTCAGCTTTGCGGGTCTAAAGCACAATGTCACCTCGATCAAGTCGTTTGAGGGTGTGGACATTTGCTGGATTGAAGAAGGCCAAGCAGTCTCTAAAGTCTCTTGGGAAACCCTGATTCCTACCATCCGTAAGCCTGATTCTGAGATATGGGTGACATTCAACCCTGACTTGGACACAGACGAGACTTACAAGCGTTTCGTGGTTAATCCTCCAGAAACAGCCAAGATCGTCAAGATGAACTGGTCTGACAATCCTTGGTTTCCCCAAGTGCTTAAAGACGAACTAGAGCATTTGAAGGCTAGAAACATTGATTCTTACCTGAATGTCTGGGAAGGGCATACACGCCAGATGCTTGATGGTGCTGTGTACGCCAATGAACTGCGTAAGGCTCAAGAAGACGGGCGAATCCGTGAACTGATTATTGACAAGTCAATCCCTGTTCAGTTGTTCTTTGACCTTGGATGGGCTGATATGACTTCTATTTGGTTTGTCCAAGCGATTCCCGGTGGAGAGGTGCGTTTTATCGACTTTTACCAAAACTGTCAAAAGACTATTGACCACTACGTTCAGGTTATCAACGAGCGCGGATATATTTATAAAGACTGGTGGCTTCCTCATGATGCCGAACACAAAAACATGACTGGAAAATCAGTCAAGGACATTCTTGAAGGAATGGGAAAGCCAGTTCGTATTACGCCCAAGTTATCAATTGCTGATGGCATCAATGCTGCTCGATTGCTAATGGATCGCTCATTTTTTGACGAAACCAAATGCTCTGATGGCTTACAGAATTTGCGTCACTATCGTTATGACGTTGACCCGAACACCAAGATGTTCAGCAACAAACCCTTGCACGACCAGCACAGCCATGCGGCAGATAGCTTTCGATATGCCGCAGTTGGGCTAGATGAAAATGTAGGTGGGTGGGGTAAATCAATTAACAAACCAGCAAAGTGGATTGTCTGATAAGATTGGCCCAAGCGGTTGCAGCCGCTTAGACCATGCCACAACGTATAGGAGTACGAAATGACAGATCAGGATTTTATAGAGTTTTTGGACATCAATGTTTCTTACGATGAGCAATCTGGTTTATTTGCTTGGAAGCAAAAGAGACAAGGCGCTATTGCCGGGAAGTTTGGCAGCATAGAAAAAACAGGCTACGTCAGGGCTAAATTGCTTAATAAAAAGTATTTGGCTCATAGGCTTGCTTGGTTTATTGTTCATAAACAATGGCCTGATGGTCAGATTGACCATATCAACGGCAATAGATCAGACAACAGAATTGTTAATTTGAGGGTTGTAGACCAGTCAGGAAATTCTCAAAACCGCCGCGCAAAGCAAAAAAACAATCAATCTGGTTATTTTGGTGTTCATGCTTCTGGCGCAAAATGGAGAGCGCAAATTCGCATTGATAAGAAGTTAAAGCATTTGGGGCTTTTTGATACGCCAGAGCTTGCAAGCATGGCCTACATTGAGGCTAAACGATCCATCCA